GGCGAGGAGCGCACACAACCACGCGCGACCCCCGCCGGGGGGGGGGGGGGGGGGGGTTCTCTTATCGGACGGTGGCGGCTAGCAGATCCAGGTGCTACCCCGCCTACGGCATGCGGGGTACCACTCTGCGAATAACCGGCCGATCGGGTTCCATGAAAACATGTTCTCTCCTCTCCGTCGATTCACTGTGCGCAACCCGTGTACACGCTGAACAAGCCGCGATGAGGTTGAGCTGGTGCTGTGTCCACGCGAAGGCGGCGAGGGCGGAGATAGTCCCGAGGGACGTGAAAGCGAGGGAGACCCAGAAGACGACGGCGCCTGCCTTGGGGAAGCCGCACCACGTGACGATGTAGGAGATGAGTGTCCAGAATCCCTGTGCGACGAGGAAGGCGACGGGGACGGCGATGAAGTAAAGAAGCATGTGAAGTCCTTTCTCTAGTCCGGCAGTTCGATGATTCGACTGTAGCTCGCATACGGGCCGAAGTCGAGTTTGCGCTCACACGCCCTGTCCTGCTAGAGTCCGTGTATCAGTCGGTACACCGCACACGAGAGGAGAGACATGATGTTTCACGTGCATTTCATCTGGGCGCAGTCGACGTCCGGGATCATCGGGGTCAACGGGAAGCTGCCGTGGCATGACCGAGGGGACCTGCAGCATTTCAAGGACATGACGACGGGGCACGTCGTGGTGATGGGCCGGAAGACCCGACAATCCCTACCCCAACGTAACAAGAAGCTGCCGGATCGGACGAACATAGTGCTGAGTCGGACGATGAAGTCGACCAAATCGATTAAAGCCGTGGCGAGTCCGTATGCGGCGATAGAGCAGACCCTCGCAGAGGGCCGGGATGAGGCGTGGGTGATCGGCGGGCACGAGACGTTCCAGGCGTTCATTACAGCCCACGACCTGGATCGGCTGCCGTTCAGGCTGGACGCTTACGTCTCCGTCTTAAATGTGGACGACGAGATCCAGCCGATCACCGCACAGGACACTATCACGTGGGCGCCTACGCTGGACGACCGCTGGGTGCTGTTGTACGACCACATGGCGGGGCCTAGACGGCGCCTGCAGAAGTATGTTAAGGTGTTCAGGTAAGCTCCTTTCTCTCAGGACCCCGCCGGGTGAGCGCTATGCCCCGGCGGGGTTCGCTGTGCGCGTGGTAACATTCCTCTTAAGCCTGACTAGAGAGGGAGTTTCATGAGAATCGACGTTCAAACGAGCCGCTTAGCCACTGCTAATGGGTCGATTGCCACACTCAGCGGCACGCTGCCCAACCTCGACTTGGACGTAGCGCTGGCTAAGGACGTGAAGGCCGTGTACCTGACGGTGTTCACCGATGCAGCAGAGACGAAGGTCACGTCGCTGAACACTGAAGGCGGCACGTTCTGTGTGACCGTCACGACGACAGCCGACCGGCCGACCGTGAAGGTGTGCGACCCGCTGGAGGCGCCGGTGGTGATCCGGTACAGGGGGCTGTGATGACCTCGCCCAAGAAGAAGCCACAGACCAAAACTGCGGCCAAAGAGCTGGTGAAGAACGACAGGGATCGCTTTGCGATCCAGAAGTCGACCGGCGAGCTGGCGATGGACGACAGGCGGCTGCTCACCCTCGCACAGGCGGGGGCCAGCCCGGCGGAGATGTCCGAGGAGCTCGGCATACCGGCGGAGACGTGCCTGGCCCGTGTGCGCGCCATGTTGAAGCGCAACGACGTGTGGACGAACCTCGAACGCCAACAGATGTTGATCGCCGACATGTACGACTTGAAGACCCGCGCCTTCAACTTCCTGGAGAGGTGCTTCGAGTCGGACGAGATAGCCGCCCGGCACATCGAGGCTGTCAACAGCGTCCTGAAACAGCTCGGGGACCGCCTGGATAAGGTGAAGGAGTACAACGACGAGGAAGAGGCCCGGGTTACGAAGCAACAGACTCGGTTGATCCTCGACTTGGTGGAGGACGCTTGGGAGCGTGTGCGCATTCACATCTCCAACGCCTACGCCAATAACCAATTACTCGATCCGGAGGCGATGGACGAGGTTTTCTATCAGGCGCTGAAGGAGGCCCATGCTGATCAAAGCTAGTGCGATCGACAGCGCTATCGCCACCGTCAAGGCGCACAGAAGGCAGGACAGCTTCAAGTCCGACCCCGTGGGCTGGGCGCAGTATATGTTGGGCACGGACGAAGGCACCCTGTGGAGTAAACAGCGGGAGATCGCCAGGGCTGTGGTGGAGAACAACTCGACTGCGGTGAAGGCCGGTCACGGCGTAGGGAAGTCCCGGTTGATGGCTGTGCTCATATGCTGGTGGGTTGATACTCGCTACCCTCACTGCTACGTTATCTCGACGGCGCCGTCGATGGCGCAGGTGCAGGACGTGCTGTGGCGCGAGGTGATGCAGCTGAAGGACATCGTGGAGCGGCGCTTCGAGGAAGGGCTCGTCGACCACAAACTTCCGGGGCGTATCACGATGGACGTGCAGTGGAAGGACGACGTTACGAAGCTCCCGCTAGGCCGTGGAAGGAAGCCGCCGGACAACCTGGGGGGAAACTCCTTCCAGGGCATCCACGGCGACGTTCTGGCGATCGGCGACGAGGCCTGCGGGCTGTCGGGCGAGCTGATCGACGCCTTGGCGAACATCACGACGAACGAGGCGTCTCGGCGTGTACTGATCGCTAACCCAACGGACCCGATGAGTTACCTGGGGAAGATCTTCAAGGAGGAGATGGAGAACTGGAAGCGGATGTCCATCTCCGTCTTGGAGAGCCCGAACTTCACGGGCGAGCCGATGCCCCCCAATGTGTTGCAGAAGCTGACGGGGCCCTCCTACGTGGAGCAGAAGAAGCAGGAGTACGGCGAGGACAGCGCGAGGTTCAAGGCCCGCGTGCTGGGCGAGTTCGCGTTCGACATCGAGGACTCGTTGATCCTGCCAGGCGACGTTGAGACAGCGTGTCTCACGGAGCGCGAGCGGATCGGCAGGCCCGTGCTGGGCGTCGACGTAGCGCGCTTCGGAGCGGACCGCTCGGTCGTGTACCTGTGCGTCAACGGCGTTGTGCGCTTCGTGGACTCGTGGGCGAAGACGGATTTGGTGCACAGCGCGCAGCGGGTGCACGACCTGGCACTGCGGGAGGGCGCACACGCTGTGGCGATTGACTGCGACGGCATCGGAGGCGGGATGTTCGACATCCTGAACTCGTACGCCAACCGCACATACGACATCCTGGCTGTGCGAGGGTCTATGTCAAGCCCTGACAGGGGTCGGTGGCACAACTACCGGTCCTACATGTGGGACTCCTTCAGGTACCGGTGTCGCACAGGGGAGCTGGACTTGGACCCGCTGGACATCGACCTGCACGATGAGCTACTGTCCGTCGGCTACTCGTATAATACGATGTCGGGTGGGCTCGTCCTGGATTCCAAGGACAAGCTGAAGAAGGACGTCGGCAAGTCACCCGACTTGGCGGACGCCGCAGTATATGCTGCAATAACAGACCAGAACATACGCGACGCCATCCAACAGGAGACCGTGTTCTCTGACGCGGGGGACATGATGGACGGCGATGAAGACGACTACCTACACGAAATGGGGGAGACTTTTGGATTCCAACGCATACTCGTTTAGCGACGAGGGTATCGCGTTCATCAACGAGGCGCAGAGGTCCTACCTCCTGGACGAGGGCGCCAACTGGGTGAGCTACGCCGACGACAAGGGCCTGACGTTGGCTTTCATCCATGAAGTTGTGCGAGGCCTTCGGGACATGGCACGCGACCACCCGCTGCATAAGCGCGGCGCACAGCTGAGAACGAGCTACATCTTCGGTGACGACTTGGTGTTCAGCGACACCTCTTCGAAGCTGGACAAGTTCATTAAGTCGGAGTCGGCGCAGAGGACGCTGTTCTCGGCATCGGCTATGGAGAGCCTGAACTTGGAGCGGTTCTGTGCGGGGAACGTGTTCCTGTTCCGCGAGGTGCACACGGATAAGCTGACGTTGGTTCCCGTGGAGGAGATCGAGGAGATCGTTCGGGATTCGTTCGATTCGTCCGTCGTGAAGTATGTGCGTCGCACATGGACGCCGGACGGGCAGAACACGATCAGCCAGTGGTTCCCGACAGCCGAGTACAGGCGCGGGGTGCAGCGGCTGAGGAAGCCGCCGAACACGGCCTACGAGGTGAACGGCAACTACGTCGTGTACATCCTGTCGTCGGGCAGGCACGCCGGGCACGCATTCGGGGCGCCCGATTCCCTAGCGGCCGCGCTGTGGAGCGTCGCCTACTCGGGCTACTTGCGCGACAGCGCCAGACTGTCGAAGGCTCTGTCGAAGATCGCTTGGGCGATCGTCAACAGCAACAACCAGGGCAAGCGGCAGTCGGCCGTGGAGATCTCGAATCGTGGCGACGTAGTAGGCGCCACGGCGAGCTTGGGGCCGAACCAATCTCTGGCCGGAGTGGGCGTCCCGAGCGCACAGGTCAACTACGGGAACGGCCAGCCGCTGGCTGCGCTTGTGGCAGCGAGCTTCGGCATCCCCGTCATCGCGCTTCTGTCGTCCCCCGGTGCGACGGGCGGCTCCTATGGGGCCGCGACGACGCTGGACAGGCCGACGATCAACGGTTTCAAGCTGGAGCAGCGTAAATGGCGTGATTTCTTCAAGCAGGTGATGATGGACGTTGATCCGTCGGTGAAGGACGTGGACATCAAGTTTCCGTCGATCGAGCAGGATCCCACGTACCGCGCTTTGCAGTCGTTGGCTACGTCTATGTCCACGGGAGCCATCCACCAGGACGAATATCGTCAGGCTGTGCTCAACCTTCTGGCTGTGCCCGATATCCACGGCGACGAGCTCCCCGAGCCGAACGATTTTCTGAAGAGTGGTAATGTGTCTGGTGGAGACGACGGCGATGCTGTGCGCGACCCGGTGGCACGCCAAGGCAATCAGGGCGCCGTCCCCGGCGGTTTCAATCAAGGAGACACCGAAGATGAAGATCAGTGAGAGCACGAACACCAGCGTCCTCAAGCCCATTAAGGGCACACGCAAGTGGCTTGTGCGACTCATAACTGAAGGCCAGGGCTCGACCGGCGTCTATACGAAGGAAGCGCTGCAGGGCAGTTTCGCCGAAGCGTTCCCAGTCGGGACGCACATGTACATCGATCATGCCACCGAAGCCGAAACCGATGAGCGCCCCGAGGGGACGTTGACGAAGCTGGCGGCTGTGATCGCCGAGACGCCGCACTGGCAGGACGCGCCGGAACCCGGGATGTATGCGACGATCGAGGTGGTCGAGCAGTGGGCGCCCTTCATCGAACAGGTGTCGGATATCATCGGCGTGTCGATCCACTGCGGCGCTACGTTAGTTCAAGACGACGATCTCGTGATAGCATGTGAGCCCACGCCGCCTGTGATAGATTCGTTCATACCGTCGCCCGTTAATTCCGTGGACTTCGTCACAGTTCCCGGTGCCGGCGGGCGCCTCGTCGAGGCGCTGGAGTCGTTCAAAAACGGAAATGCTATTATGGACGGTAGCAACAAACACAATTCCGAAAGGAAGAGAATGGACACTGAGTTCAAGGAGGCCCTGGAGGCCCTGGACACTAAACTCTCCGCTCTCGTCGAAGCCCTCGCCGACAAGGCCAAGAAGAAGGACGAAGAGGACGAAGAGGATGCCAAGAAGGCCAAGGAGGAAGAAGAGGACAAGGCCAAGAAGGCTAAGGAGGCCATCCTTGCTCTCGCCGACTCCGACCTTCCAGAGGTCTCCCGTGTGCGGGTCGCCGAGGCCATCGCCCGCGGCTATGACGCCAAGACGATCATGGACCGTGAGACCAAGCTCGTCGAGTCCATCCGAGAGAGCCTGTCGGGCGGCTTCGCCCCCGAGCACGTGCCCTCCGGTAAGAGCGCCGACGACTTCGAAACCGAATTCGCCAAGCTGACCTGGTAAGGAGACTACCGCATGGCACAGAATCACGTCAAGGGCGGGGACACCTACGAAGTCCAGGTCGACGCCGCCGTCAAGACGGGCGACGTCGTCGCCGTCGGCAAGGTCGGGGCCGTCGCCCTCACCTCCGCCACGCCTAAGGACGACAACAACTTCTACTCGACGCTCGCCTTCGAAGGCATCGCACACCTCGGGCTGGACGGCACCGTCAAGGCCGGGGACATCGTGACGATCGACGGCGCCACCGAATCCGGCAAGGCGGCCAAGCCCGAGATCGCAGCCGACCCGAAGGGCAAGATCGTCGTCGGCTTCGTGCTCAACCCGCTGTCGAGCGCATCGACCAAGTACGCCGTCAAGCTCACCCAGGCTTGGCTCTAAGGAGGATATCTACATGGCGATCAACAAGAGGGAAGCCTACAAAGCGGGTATCCTTCTGCACAGGGCCCTCCACGCGGACGACATCCGTGTGCGCAACTCGGCCCGCAAGGACCTGAGCGAGGCCATCACTACGTCGGACCTGCCGGTCAACCTCGGCCCCACCATGAACAAGATCATGCAGGGCGAATACGAGCAGGTCCCGTCCAATTGGCGCGAGTGGGCCGACACCCTCGAAACCCCCGATTTCGAGACCGTGCCCTACTTCAGCTTCGACTTCACCGACGACAACGTTCCGGTCCGCAAGGATGGAAAGGGCTACGTCGCACAGGGGCTGCCCGCAGTCGGCGAGCTCGGCGAGTACCCGATCCTCGGCCTGAAGGCGGAGCAGTTCAAGCTGAAGCTCGCCAAGGCCGGCGTCCAGATCCCGCTCTCCTGGGAGACCCTGAAGCGCTACGGAGCCGACTGGAACCTGATCCCCCGGATCACGAAGGAACTCGGCCGACGCGCTGCCAACCAGGAGTCCATCGAGGCGGCCCTGCAGCTCGTCCAGCCGACTGGCCTCAACACGACCAACTTCAAGGCGGCTAACAAGAACGTCCTGGCCGGCAACCCCGAGCTGAGCATTGAGGCACTGGAGAAGGCTTTCGCACAGCTGGCCGTCACCAAGTACAACGGCAAGCGGATCATCATGCCGACGAAGTTCAACCTGATCGTCCCTCCGGCTTTGGCGAGCCGCGCGGAGCAGATCATGAAGGTCGTCGAGATCCGCCGCCAGAACGGAACCGAGACCCAGGTGATGGGTAACACGGTGTCCGGGAAGGTCGCGAACGTCTACGAAGTCCCCGAGCTCGCGCTCATCGCCGGCGACTACGCCGACAAGTGCTGGTTCCTCCTACCCCCGAAGGGGACGATGCCCCGCAAGAACATCGTCAACGTGTTCCTGGAGGGCGAGACCGGGCCGAAGATCTTCGTCGAGAAGACCACGAACAGCTCCGAGCTGGAGGGCTCGTTCGAGAACGACGCCTACAGGACGAAGATCCGCCACCTCGTCAAGTCCGCTTTCATCGCACCGGAGGGCACTTTGGCCTCCAGCGGTGCGGGCGCCTGATAACGATACCCGACAAGGATGGAAACCCCGCCCTCACAAGGGGCGGGGTTTCCTGCAGTGGAAAGGAGCTGCTGTGCCGAAGATAACCGTGGAGGAGCTGAAGCTGTTTCTGCCCGGTATTGACCTGGACGCTAAGCTGCTCGAACGCCTGTGCGCACTGTACACGAACGTGTTCAAGGCTGCGGCTGCCGCTCTGCGCGCCTACGCGGCTAAGCTCGTCTCGGAGGGCGGAGTCGAGAACGTTAAAGCCGATGACTTCACGCTGTCTGGCGGGGACAAGAACATTGAGGCCCTGCTCGCCCTGGCTGATAAGTACGACGCACAGGGGGACGCGCTGGAGAACGGCGAGGGGCTCGTTCTCGTCCCGATGAGGGGTGATGACGTGTTCGAGAGAGCGAGGGAGTTCCTTGGCAGGTATCTCTGAGGGACGCCTGGCCATGGCGGCTAAGCGCGTCGAACGCTATATGGTCGATGAGGTGACGATCTACGATGGCAAGAACATCAAATACGACGCTAAGACTGACAGCTATGATTATGGCGCAGTCGTATATTCTGGGAAGGCGCGTATACAGCCGATACGCCAACCTGAGGTAGCGAACGACCAGATCGCTCCTCAGACGACTAATCGTGTGCGCGTGCAACTGCCCCGCTCGACTATGTCGCTTAACATTCCGATGGCTGCACGCATCAAAGTGACGAAGACTCAGGACACCCCGCACATGGTCGGCTACCTTATGACGGTGGCGGCTGTAATCGACGCATCGCAGTCGTTCGAGCGGACGATCATCTGCAACACGCCGATGAACAAGGCCGAGGTGTAGTGCACATGAAGATCCGCACGAAGATCGGCGCCAACAAGTTCACGAAGTATGCCAAGCGCATCGAGGATTTCCGTGAATACGATCTGTTCGCCAACGTCATCGACAAGATCTCCGAAGAGATCCCGTTAGCGATGCAGGAGACGATCGAGAAGACGCCGTCCGCTCTGGTGCCGGGGAAGATCGGCCGTATCTGGACGGGGCACATGCACGACAGCGTAAGCGTCATCGTCCCGGACAACGTCACGGTCGAGTACGGATGGATCGAGGGGTCCAACAAGTTCGACGGCGGCTGGGACCATGACTATATTCTCGGCCAAGAGTACGGCGATGATAGAGTGTGGGGCATGAAAGCCCTGGAGAAGGTGGAGAAGCAGGTGAAGCTCGCCGAGAAGACCCGCAAAGAGGTCTACACGGAGACTCGCCGCGTCTGGAAGTGGGGGAGATAACAGGTGGCCAAATACATCGACGACATTATGGCGAAGATCCGCGAGCTCTCCGGAGTGCCACCCCAGAGAGTCGTCGAGGAGGTGGCGCTGCCGGACTTCGACGAAGGCCAGAAGATGCCGTATATCGCCGTTGTGTTCGGCACGCCCGGGCACATCAGCCAGGCGACGAGCATCGTCTCCCAGCTCAACGACGGCTACCGAGTGTTCTTCCTGTGCCATGTGCGAGCACTCACCGCACAGCACGCCCGCGAGATCGGGGAGCGCATCCTGTGGGGGCTTGTGGGGTTCGAGCCGGACAACAGCGGCGGGATCACAGTCCACGGCGGTCAGGGCTTGAATTACGCCGGAACCAACCACAAAGTGGTGCAGTGCGGCTACGAGCTCTACTGCTCCTTTATCACGAACCTCAAAAACCGTATTTGATAGGATGGTGTATATGGGCCTCTACAAAGACATGAACACCGGGGACGTAGGAACGTACCCGGATGACTTCGCTCAGTTCTTCGGGACGTTGGTGCCGATAACCGAGGAAGAGCCTTGTAGCGACTGTTTCATTGACAACGACAACGAGAAAAGGGGGAAGCACAGTGGCTAACGAAGTTCGTATGCTTCGCGGCAACGTGACTATTCTCTTCGCCGCTCCTGAGGCATTCGCTGACTGGCAGCATCCTAAGGCGGCGGAACTCAACGCACAGTTCAGTGCTACCGACAACCCGCGCAACCTGGTGTTCAATGTGTCGTGTGCGATCCTGGACGGCTATTCGCTCGGAGAGACCGACCCGGACACGGACAATACTCGAACGATCTGCGACATCTCCGAGGTGGAAAACCCCACCCTCGCCAAGTATGAGGGGAAGTTCACCGCGCTTCGGGACGAGAGCGTGGACGACCAGGGCGTGTTCAACATGATCCGTGACATCACGATGAAGCCCGACATCACGCTGTTCATCGTGGAGCGCATCGGCAAGCGCCCGAACAAGCCGTTCGAAGTCGACGATGTGTTCAGCATCTACCGCTTCCAGACCGACTACCCGGTCGACGGGTACGAGTCGAACGGCTTCATCAAGTACGAGCCGAACTTCCTGCAGAACGGCGCGTTCGTCCTCAACGAGAAGGTGGCCGCATAATGGATAAGAAAGTACTCTCCAACGAACACGTCAACGTCTGGGTTCTTCCCAAGGCGTCCGTTAAGGACATCAACGCCATCACTGTGGAGGAGATGAACTCCGCGGTGGCTATCGGCGACGCGATCAACTGGGACGACACGACGATCCCCGCTGCTAAGGCGTCGAAGGAACAGTCGTCCCTGTCCCTGCTCGACGCCGCAGGATCTTCTTCCCGTGGCGCCGCACAGTACGAGGGATCCCTCACCATGTACTACCCGACGAACCCCGACGATGCGAACTCGATCTACGCGAAGGCGTGGAACATGTTCAAGAAGACCCGCGTCGACCTCGTTCTGGTTGTGCGCGGTGTCCTGAAGGGTCGCGACCCCATCGCAGCCGGGCAGTGGTACTGCGCGTTCCTCATGATCGAGTCCACGTACAAGAACACCCTGGAAGGCGACAACCCGACCCGTTACACGGTGTCGTTCCTGCAGCAGGGTCAGCTGGCAGTCAACGGCATCTTCAAGGACAGCACGACGGCGATCACCGACACGGAGAACCTGACGGTCTCCCTCAACGAACACCGCCCGATCCTTCCGAAGATCCACGGCCACGTGGCGCGCTCCGTGTGTTCCTACCTGTCGAAGGACACCTCTACGGTTTCGGTCAGCCCGCTCGGCGTGGTGACCGGTCTGAAGGCGGGCAGCGCGGATGTCATCGTCAGCCACCCCGCCTGTGCGAATGTGACGGTCAAGGTGACTGTGGCGTAACGCACACCTCAGCGAATAGCACAGGGCGTCTCCTCTCCGCCCTGTGCTATTCTTATTTACGACGTTACCCTAACGCCTAACAGAGAGGATTTCATCTATGGACATTTTCGAGGTTCTGTCTCGATCCAAGGCGCCGAAGGCTGAGAAGGTCGTGTACCTGGACGCCGAGGCTGTGCAGGACGTCGAGCGGCTCATCAAAGAGCAGGCTGACGCCGACGTTATCAAGGAGGCGGTGAAGAGGCGGGACGCTTCTAAGCTGACGTTCCACCTCCAGTCGGTGACAGCCGATGTGCGCGAAGAGCTGATGATCGGCATCGAAAGCGCGGACAAGACGAAGAACAAGACGAAGCGCGTGTCGGAGGCCTATCTGGCGCTCCTGTCGAAGACGCTGTACAAGATCGAGGATGCCGAGGGGAATGCAGATGAGCGGAAGTTCAATTCCGAAGAGATCCGCAAGATCCTGAACGCACTGCCCGGCGAACAGTATCTGGGTCTGCTCGTGGCGGCGATGAATCTCCTGGGGGCTTCCGCGGATTACGACAATGCGGTGACGGTGGATTTCTGATAGACGCCCTCCAAGACAAAGGGGGGAGCGGCGCTCTATCGATGGTTAGGACGGCGGTGGACCTGCACATGAGGCCCACCGCCGTCATCTACAACCAGCCCGACCCTTTCGGGCATTGGACGGAACTGGATTATAAGCTTGTGTTGGCTTACAAGACGGTTAAGGACGAGACGTGTCAGAAGTGCGGTAATCCTATCTGGCTGTGCCATTCGACAGACCCTGATATAGCATGGCGCGCAGAAGATAGAACATGCTATGCTACTAAAGCAAGGATGATGCATGATTGGGTCAGCACACACCGCGCCACCGATCCGCCTCCCTATGAGGACAAGCAGAAGTGGGGCAAAGACACCGTGATGACACCGTACATGCCGGACTACGCGGATCGAGACCTGCCCACGAGGATGGACTACTACAACAGGAGTGAGTGATGCCTGATATCAAGCAGACTATCGAGTTCAACGTACAGGGTACGTCAGAACTCCACGAGGCTGCGGAATCCATCAACACTATCGCACAAGCCCTCGACAATATCAAGGGCAAGGTCGTCGGCGCCGACATCGGCAAAGGCCTGGACGGCGCAGGCCGTGGTGGCCGAGAAGCCGGAGAGGGCTTCGACAGGGCCGGCCGAGCTGCGGAAGAGGCGAAGTCTCGCATCTCCAACATGCGCTACGCCCTCTACGACGTGGCCGCCGTTATGCAGAACATCTCGAAGGCGACGATCGGCGCGTTCACCACCGTCGTCAAAGAGTCGATGGATTACGAGTCGGCCTTCGCACAGGTGAAGCGGACTAACGACATCGCCGGGAAATCCGCAGACGAACTGCGCGGCAAGCTTGAGCAGATGGCCGCCTCCGTCACGACGACGAACTTCAAAGACCTGTCGAACATCGCCGCCCTCGGCGGGCAGCTGGGCGTCGCCAAAGAGTCCATTACTGACTTCACCGAGACGGTCGCAAAGCTGTCGGCCACCACCGACCTTTCGCTCGACAAATCCGGTGAGACGATTGCGCGCTTCCAGACGATCATGGGCACGACCGGACAGAACTTCGACAATATCGCCTCCTCGATCTTGAAGGTCGGCGTCAACTCGGCTGCGACGGAATCCCAGATCGCCAACACCTCGACGCAGATCTCCGCCATGGGCAAATTCGCCGGCATGACCGAATACCAGGTGGTCGGCCTGTCTGGCGCCCTGGCGTCTATCGGCGTCGCGCCCGAGCTCTCCCGGGGCGTCATCACGCGTATGTTCACCCAGATGCAGAAGGCCATCCGGGGTGGCGGCGACGAGCTCAACCTGTTCGCGCGCGTAGCAGGGGTCTCCGCACAGGAGGTCCAATCCGCATGGGGGACGTCTAAGTTCTCCGATATCTTCGTCAAGTTCATCGCCGGGCTTAAGAACCAGGGCCAGGGCGCCATCGGTGTGCTCAAAGACCTCGGCATCAAGGCATCCCGCGACGTCCCGACGATTCTCCGTCTCGCCGAGGCGCACAAGACACTCGAACAGACGATGAAGGACGCCGAGGCCGGCTACAACGACTCGAAGACGCTCAACGACCAGTACCAGCAAATCGCATCCACCACGGCCGGAAAACTGGAGATGCTGAAAAACTCCTGGGCAAACTTGAAGGCCGAGATCGGCCGTTCGTCCAATTCGGGTATCGGCGACATGCTCGGGTCCCTCACCGGACTCGTGACGGTTCTAACGAACCTCGTGCAGAACCCCGCTGCGCAGTGGGTTGCCAAGCTGGCCGGAGCCTTCCTGACGGCCGGAGGGATCATGGCCGGCTACTACGCCAAGCAGGCCCTTGTGCTCGGCGGTGCCTATGCGTTGACGACTGCGCAGAGGTCGATGGGGATCGCGATGCAGCACCCCATCACGTCTATTCGCTCACTCCTGTCCGCCCTCGCGGAGACGGTTAAGCTCTACAAGCTGTCGACGGTCTCTGTCAACGAGCAAACCGGTGCCCTCTATAAGAACGCCGGCGCTGCTCGGGGTGCAGCAGGCGCACAGCGGGCGGCAGGCCAGGCCGCCGCCTCGCAGTCTGCAGCCGGGGCTGCAGCGGGCGGAGCGGGACAAGCCGCAGGCGCGATGGGCACCGCGGAGAAAGCCACCTCGGGGCTCATGGGCGCCCTCAAGGGGCTCGCCGCCGGGGCGGGAATCTCCCTGTTTTTCACGGGGTTGGCGAAGGTCACGGAGGGCTGGACGAAGCGCTCCGAGGCCGCCAGGGCAGAGGCCAAGGCGCTCCAACAGGCTCAGGCAGACCTCGCACAGTCCGTGATGCAGGACACGAAGGCCTTCGAGGAGGGTGGCAGCGCGGCCTACGTGTTCGCGAAGGCCACTAACAAGGCCGGCGAGTCTATGTCCTCGCAGTTGTTCTCCACCTCAGACGCTAACGCTCAGACGAAGGCCCTCGCACAGGCACAGGAGCTCCTCGCGCAGAAGACCGGCCAGTCGACTGACGAGATATCGAAGCAGACGTACGCTATCGGCGAGAACTCGCTGAAGAAGATGGCCGAGCAGATCGCCGGTAACACGGGCTTCAAGCAGTTCGGCGATGAGCAGCTGGCCACGCTGCGCCAGATGGGCTTCTCCGTGCAGGAATATTCGAAGCTCGTCACGCAGGGCAATTCCGAGATGACGGATTCGCAGAAGAAACTCGCTGAGCTCTACCGTCAGAACGGCTTCGGTTCTATAGCCGACGACATCGAACGCAGCACCCAGAAGTCCAGCCAGTACATTGATTCATTCAAGAACAAGATCCAGGAGATGGTGGCATCCGGAAAGATCTCCTGGTTCGACGGCGAGAAGATCCTCGACACGCTGAAGAAGATCGACGACAACGCACACCAAACGTTTGATGGTGTGCGCAATGAGTCCGATCTAGCGGCGCAGACCATGAAGGGCCTGAAAGGCGATACCGCCGATGCCGCGGACGAAATGGACAACATGGGCGAGAAAGCTGACAAAGCGGCCAAGGAGCTCAAGAAGGTCGTCGACTCCGCGCTGTCCGGCGACGAAGCATTCGTCAACCTCGAAGACGCCGTGGCCAACCTTGGCGAGAGCCTGTACAAGAACGGCATGAACTTCGACGAGTTCTCGGAGGCCGGCAGGTCCAACCTGAAGGCTCTCTATGCCGTTGTGCGCCAAGCGGCCGAAGCCTCCGGCGGGGATGCCGAAGTGATGAACGCTTATATCCAGCAGATTATGCAGCTGCTACGCAGCCATGGCGTCGGATCTGTGCAGGTGCTAGAGCGGGTCGAACAACGTCTGCATGCCGTCGCCAACAAGGCGACGCAGTCGGCGAACCAGATCACGAAGGCCGCGGTGCTCGCACAGAAGGCCGGCAACGCGATCGGCATGATCGCGGCTAGTATCGCCACCGGGAAGGATTTCTCGAAGGAGGCCTCGGCTTCGCTGCAGGGTCTCGGGAAGTCCTCCACTGCCGCCCTGCCGTCCATCAAGGACCTGGGGAAGGCCCTCGACCAGGGATTCGCGAGGGGCGCCAGAAACGCCGCCAAGCACGCTAAGAAAGCTCGACACAGGACGAGGAAGCTCGGGGATCGAGCGAAGAAGGCAGGCAAGAAGATCAAGGAGGCGGCGAAGGAGATCAAGACCTTCACCGACTACATCAGCGAGCTGTCCTCAGTCGCCAACGCGGCGTTCAATTTCAGGTGGGAGTTCCCGAAGTCGCTGGACGAGACGGCGAAATCGTTTAAGACGATCAAGTCGTACTTCGAGAATGCGGCGAAGGACGCCCAGTCGGCGAACAAGGAGATCGGCGACGCCAACAAGTCGATTGAGGAGACGCGCAACAAGATCGCCGAGCTGGACGCCGAGCTGTCGAAGCTGCAGTCGGATCGGAACAAGTTGACCTTCCAACTGAAGGTGGCGGTCGATTACGGCGACACGCTGCGCGCGGACGACATCCGCGCCGAGCTGCAGAAGAACGCCGTCGCACAGCAGAAGAACCGCACAGATCGGAAGAACGCCGAAGGCGATCAGGCAGGCAACTACCAGAAGTTGTACGAAGCGATGCAGAAGCTCTCGGACGCACAGCAGAAGGCACGGCGCGACTTGGCGGGCTTCTCGGACGCGGCGAGGGAGCAGCGCGGCAACGTGCTGTCGCTCGTCGAAGCCTACCAGAAGCAAGTGCTCGCATATGCCAACACAGGAGCCAGCCAACAGCAGGTGCTGGCCTACGCCTCCGCTCTGCGTGCGGAGTTCATCAACAACATGACCTCGATGGGTTATTCCCGTGCGGAGACCGAGAGGTACGCGGCGACGTTCACGGACCTCTCGAAGGTCATCAACGGCGTCCCCCGGAACTTCACGGTGGGGGTGAACGCAGACCCGGCTCTGCGCGCCCTCTCCGACTTAGAGGCGAAGAACCGCAAGTCGCAGCACTCGATGGACGACAACCGCGACGCAGCCGATAAGCTCGGCAACTCGCTGAACAACACGGGCGGAAATGCAGCCGGCCTCGGCGGGGCCCTCGGCGGAGGCGGCGTCGGTGGCGCTGCAGAACAGGCGGCCGTGACGTTTCAGCAGCTGGGGCAGATCACGGGAAACATCGGAGCGGAGATGTGGAAGGCCGCCGGCTCCGCCAATACCGCCGCACACGGGCTGGGCAATATGGGTAACCAAGCGCACGGCTCAGCTTACTCGATGGACGTGGCTGGGAACAAGGCCGGTTGGATGTCCTATGCGATCAACGGCATCCGAGAGGCCGGCTACGGGGCATTCAGCAACATCATCAGCAGCGCGCAGCAGGCAGGGTTCTCGTTCAACCAGGCTGCAACCGACGCCATCAATTTGTGTAATCGTGTGCGTGACCTCCGAAGCCTATCGGTGGGCCAGTTCATGTTCGGCTTCAATCAGGCGTGGGGCTTCTCCACGGGCGGCAAGGTCGGCGGGTCCTCGTACAGCGGAGGCAAGCAATCCACGGACACAGTTCCGGCCATGTTAACGCCCGGCGAGTTCGTCATCAACCGCCAGGCCGCGCAGACGGTCGGCTACGGTTTCCTCGAAGCGGTCAACTCCGGTAGGGCGGCCGCATCGGGAGCCTCTGCCGCGTCGTCCGGCAGTGCAGGCGGAGGGTTCGGGGGCGGCCCGATCCTCGTCGAGCTGTCCGGCACAGACAGACACATCCTGGTGAGCGCGGTCAACAAACCGACGGTGATAGACGGCAATGCTATAGTGGGGATGGTCAACGGCTCTAACGCCATGGCATCGAGGAGAGGAGCATAGGAATGCCTAAACGACCCAAAGTGTGGTTCGGCACACTGAACGACATGCGCTGGATAGACGCCCCCGTGGCGAACTTCCAGAGCAACAGCACCGGCTTCAACTACAGCGCTACGACCCTGAGAGGCGATGGTTTCGCCAAGAGGTCCGCGTTGACGCACAGGGAGTTCACGCTCACGTGGGCGGCCAACACCGTGGCCGAGCACGCCGCCCTGCTGTACCTGTTGTCCACTAACGAGCTGCTCTACTACGTGGACCCGCTGGCTATGAAGACGAACCTCCTGCCCGGTTTCATGTCGCACTACATTCCGAACGCCACGGTGTTCACCGACGATATTCCACACGTCGCTACGCCGGGCGCCTACAACGGCGCACCGGCGTGGTCGTGGAACCCAGCGTGGATATGGCAGATCGGCCAGAAGATCCACTGGCCGGAGGGCTACAAGCTGTGGGCGGGGTGCCGAGGCGACGGCACTATCCAGATAAACGATACGGCTGTGACGGCTGTTAGCGAGTTCGACGGCCGCTACGTGACGACGCAGATCCCCGCGAACAACACCAGCAATCCGTGGGGCGAGGTCCAGATGTGGGCGAGTTCCCGGATATCGAGTATCTGTGTGCGAGCTTACCCCGAGACGCAGGTTAAGACGATCAACGACGTGCCGAACAACTACGGGCCGTTCCTCCCCGGCATGGGCTACGGCGCGCTCCAGCAGAAGGAGCCGTACTCGATACAGGAGTACAGCGCGGCGATCGACGGCTATGAGGTGGCCGTGACCGCGACGTTCGTGGAGAAGGTGTTGCTGTGAGTATCGCACCGGAGCCTTTCGAATACCGCACAGACCGCTCGCTGGAGTCGTTCTCCGCGCAGTGGGACCGCATGTCGTATAGCGTCCCGGGTGGCACTAAGGGCTACCCGGTGATGACGTTGACGGACAGGTTCTTCAAGCCGGCTGACGTGTCGACGACGTGGACGAACAAGCACCCTGTGTCGAGAGTGTACGAATTCCGCGGGGATGTGCGAACGTTCACGTCCAACTACTCGACGAACACCGTGACGGTCGACGACTTGTGCTATAAACTCAAGCAGGTGAAGGTCGTCCCCACGCAGTACAACAACTTCCGCAACGTGGTCGTCGAGCTGTTCAAGCTGTGCGACTACGACAAGATCTACGTGGACGGCTTCATCAAGGCCGACCAATACAACCCGGTCATCATGGCGCCCGGTGGCTCATTCAATGTATGGGACTATCTGAATACCTTGTGCGCCGTGCACAACGTGTACATGCTTCGCCAGAACTCGAACCTGTTGTTCCTTCGAGACAATAACTTCCTGAAGGAGCACATGAACAATGTGACGGGTATGAGCTACAGCGTGGACCTCGCACAGTCCACCAAGACGGTGAAGACTACGTACAGGCCTATGAAGTACGTGTACAACGACTACCTGCCGCTGAGCAAGGAGTCAAGGGACACGATCATTCAAGTAGACGCCCGGAAGACCGTGGAGCAGACGATCACGCTCGACGCCTACGTGATCGAAGCCATGACGCCATGGGTGACCCAGTGCAAGGATTACATTCCCGCGAAGGACACATCGGGTCTGGAGTATACAGCCTACTGCGTTGCCGGCAACGACGGGCTGCCTATCACGGCGTCCCAGTGGCTGGGGCAGGGCGGCAGCCTGTCTGTGCGTCTCGACCCGAAGAGCCACAACCAGATCATCGTGACTGTGCGCGGCATGGTTACGTCCGACTACTCGCCGTTCCGCATTGCCGCTTCCTCGGGGCCGTCCAACTATTACAACTCGCTACGTTTTCGAGGAACTGGACTGGTCATGGGTCCGGAGGACACGTACGTGACGCACACAGGCTCATCTACGCTGGGCAGCGACGAGGAGCAGATCAACACCCCGTTGATCAACACTCCATCTCTGGCGATAGACAACAGCCTCAGGGCGGTGTGGGAGAAGTCGGGGTCGATCCCGACGATCACACTCACATCGCCCAACCTTGAGAGCCGTACACCCTCGATGACGGGCAACGACTTGTTCCTTACATCGGGGTCGGCTTTCGACTACGGCGGGGACCGGTTCATGACGACGCACGTTGACATGAACAACCAAGAAATCACGGTAACCGCCACATCGCGTGTAACTTGCGACGAATTCTCCAATACGATCGACACCGGTGTCTCGCTGGCCGACTACGAAGCCAAGATCCCGAAGACGATCTACAACGTGTTCCAGTTCAATCAACCGCACAAGGAGTACAAGCCGGAATGATACCAAACAAGAACCTCGGCGCCGGCGACACATGGGGTGCGTGGGTGCAGGACGAGATCTCCTCTATCAACGCAGGCCTCAACAACCTGGGGGTCGGTGGTGTGCGCAACTCGCTGAATGGGCTGATGAATAACATCGACAATACTAACAACAAGTTATCGTTCCGGTCCCTCACAGGGGATTTGCGTATGCTTGGGCCTAACACAAGCGAGGTCCTGCTGTCGGAGAGTGTACTCAACTATTCTGAGAACGGAAAGGGTTACCTGAACTTTTTCTTCTTCGGTAGTGGGCGTTATGTGAATACAAATGCATCCGACGCTTTCCGTTCGAAGATGCAGCTCATTATCCGGACTGCTTGGACGCCCGTAGGAGGAACGCAGACGAGGTTCGAAGAAACCTACGTCTCGCAAATGCCGGGTATGTTCAACGGCGAGATAAACCCGGGATTCTACGACCTTTATTCGTTCTTCAACATGACGGTGCCCCGCGTCACACAAGTGGTCTTCCGCCTCATCGGCGAAAACCGGTTGACGAGCAACCCGCATAAAGAACTGTACAACTATTTCAACGGCACTATACTGGTGATGGAGTCCAATCAGCCTAACGCATAAGGAGAGGAAATATGGCTACAACGGACAGCAATGGAATCGCGCACATCGAGGGCACGGACCCGGTCAAACCCCTGCAAGGTTTGTTCAACACGATATCGGCTTCCGTATCCAACGTGGTGGGTAAGCTGCGCAAGCAGGTTATCTACCCGGTGAAGACTCGATGGGACGCGCAGAACAAGGTGGACGAGCTGAAGCGCCAGGGTGTAGAGGGAACGGCCGACGAACCGATCGTCTTCAACATCCTGAACGACCGTATCCAGCTTCAGCACGACGGCTCGGGTTTCACTTACTTCAGTGCGCAGATGGCGGTCCTGGCTGCCGGTGTGTTCGAGACCGGGTACCAAAGATGGGAACAACACAAGATCAAGTCCTTTACCGTTCCGTTCCCAGAGGAACTCGACCGCGTCCCGCGCTCTCTCCTGTGCCAGGTCACGGACGCCATCACGCACAATATCATCGCATTCACAGTAGATAAAAAGCAGTTCGGGGTGTCAGCCGCCTGCAACTGGCCGTGGCCCGTTGATACGAACGTTCACGTCAGCTGGGTAGCGCTTGGATAACGAACACAACACACGGAAGAAGCCCCCGCACGATGCGGGGGCTTCTTCCTACTCACCTGCCTTATAGCGTCTCCACCACCGGTGGATGTCTGTGTTCGGCGTGTACAGCCAGCTCGGGCCGATTATGTTGAACAGCACGTCGACGAACCTGTGCGATCCATTGCCTTGGCCGTTCCAGGGATGCGGCGAGAACGGGTCGTCCGCATCCCATTCGAAGACGGGACCAATACCCGCCTTCCCTAGGCGCACAGCCAGCTCGAAGCAATCTTCGACGTGCAGAGCCTCGTTGTCGTAGCAGTATTTCCTGATCCACCGTGCGGTGTTCCATTTCTTGATCATTTCCATCCTCTCTCGTACGTGGGTTTGTGATGTGCGCGCTCGACCAGATATGAGACACCGTGTCTCGCTGCCTCTCTTCTGTCGTGGTGGTGGTCCTCGACCTTCTCGAACAGGAGGCCGAGCCTGCGGAGGTTTTCATCGCGGACGAACAACCGCTGTTGCGGTGTGCGCCACACAATCTCTTTTCCGAGGAATCTGCCGAAGATGTGGACGGCGCCCTCGACGCGAACGGGGTTGATGTCGGCTCCGGGGATGTTGCGATTAACGTACTTCTCGCACACCACAACATCTGGATGTACCATACGATCGACCATTCGCTTATAGAACCAATCGTAGGTCTCCTCGGTTCCGGGGTTCCACGAGTTGAGGAGCCTGGCCGGCTTGTCTTCTTCGTAGCCGAGGAGGACAACCCCCGTCGTCCCCCCGACCCCGCAGGGGTCGATAGCCAACAGCGTAGTCATTTGTCGTTCATGCCCTCAGAGCCCGTGGTACTGCTGTGCGTAGCCCCAGTATCCGCCGTCGACGAATGACCTACTGGCCGGGTGGTAATAGTAATGCGCCTCGCTTCCTGTATTGCACGGTTCAGCTTCTTCGCCGATTTGCGGAGCTGCCAGTCCAGCAGCGCTATAGCCACCGCCCATGCCAGAAGCATAATAACGACCCAGATATTCATAGTATTTCCTTTCCTTTGCTTTGTTACCCCACAGGTAATCGATCAGCAGGCAGGCGAACACCCCGTAATGGAAGGGCCATGCCCAGACGGTCCACATGAAGGGCCTGATGCGCGTGTCGTAGTTCTCAATCCCTCGGTCGCCTCTCGTAGCCCAAACCTGGTAGGCGACGAGGTGTGCAATGGCGCCGATGAAGAGGACGCATATGATGAGTTGTGTCTCGTTGAGGCTCGTTGTTGTGTTCGACATGGGGTCGGCTCCTTTCTTCTTTCATGTCTCCATGATACCGAGAGGAGCCGACCCCGTCAAGCCGACCTGGTGTGTCGTCTGTCACTTATGCGAGCCTGAGGATATAGCGGTCGAAGCCGGCGGCCTGCACGCATTCGACGAGCTCGCGTCTGCGCTTCTCCCAGCGCTTCCTGTCCCACGATGCCGCCATCAACTGGAAGGCGACCGGCGTGCCCTCCGTCCGGGCCTCCTGCAAGGCGAAGGTGCGCACACCAGCAAGCTTCAACTGGGAGACGAGGTCCTCGAAATGGTAATCGATGAGCGACTCGGGGTAGACGGTTGTGCGCACCTCGTAGTCGACGCCGGACTCCAGCACGAGGTCGAGGGTCTTCCAGACTTTGTCGCCTCGCACACCGACGGCCTTCTTGTAGTCCTCGGGCCGGGCCTTCACGTCGAGCCCGACCCAGTCGACGACGTGCATCATGCGCTCCAGCCGGTCAGGGAACATCCCGGACGTGTGAACGCCGACCCCGAAACCGAGATCTGCGGCAGACTCGGCGGCTGGGATGACCGCCTCCTGGCGCAGTGCCTCTCCACCTGTGAAGACGACGCCGTCGAGCAGCCCCCTCCTTCTCCTGAGGAAGCCCTCGACTTCACTCCACGCAATGACTCCCGGTGTGCGGTTATCGAGGATGGCGGAGTTCTGGCAATAAGGGCACCGAAGCGGACAGCCCTGGCAGAACACGGTGGCCACGAGCCGGCCGGGCCAGTCCACCGACGAAAGGGGGACTAACCCGGCCACCTGAAGGTCATTGCTTTCGCTCACGCCTTCGCGCTCTCCTTCTCCGTGAAACACGTCCTCTCGGCGTACTCGCCCTTCTTCCCAATATTGAAGGACTGCACGGGCCTGAAATACCCCATGACCCTCGTCCACACCTCGCAGGCTTCGCCGCACTTCTCGCACACGAAATGCTCACCGGCGAGATAGCCGTGGTTGGGGCAAATCGAGAACGTGGGGGTGATGGTGATGTAAGGGAGGCGGAAGTTGGTGAGCGCCCTCTTAACGAGTTTGGCGCACACAGCACCGGACGAGATCTTCTCGTTCATGTACAGGTGGAGTACGGTTCCACCTGTGTACATGGATTGCAGGTCGGCCTGCTCTTCCAATGCCTGGAAAGCGTCTTGCGTGTGCGACACAGGCAACTGCGAAGAATTCGTGTAGTAGGGGTTCTTGTCGGTTCCAGCTTGGATGATGTTGGAGAACCTCTTCCTGTCTTCCTTGGCGAACCTGTAGGTGGTGCCTTCCGCAGGGGTTGCCTCCAGGTTGTAGAGGTTGCCCGTCTTCTCCTGGTACTGCACGAGGCGCTCTCTCATGTGTGCGAGGAGCCTCTTTGCGAAGGCATGGCCCCACTCGGTGGTGATGTCTTCCCTGTCGTGGGTGAAGTTACGGATGGCTTCGTTGACGCCGTTGACGCCGATCGTGGAGAAGTGGTTGCCGAGCCCCCCGAGGTAGCGCTTGCTGTAGGGGAATAGGCCCCGCTCCATGAGCTCGGCGATCTTGATCCTCTTCTTCTCCAGCGTGGACGAGGCGAGGTCCATGAGGTGGTCGAGCCTCTCGTAGAGTGCTTCTTCGTCTCCGGCCCACATGTATCCGAGCCTTGCGGCGTTCACGGTGACGACGCCTATGGAGCCCGTGAGCTCGGCCGAGCCGAACAAACCGTTGCCCCGCTTCAGGAGCTCGCGCAGGTCGAGCTGGAGGCGGCAGCACA